CTGCGCTGACGGGGGCGCAGATCGTCTCCGGGGCCGGGTCACTCGCAATCGGGGAGACGGGTGAGCGACCGGCAGGCGGCTACGAGCGGCGCACCTATTGGCCCAAAGAGCACCCGCGCCCTCGATTCGACATCCCTGTCGAGGAGGTCATCGAAACCCTCGCCTCTCGGCACTCGCAGTCCCTCTGGGTCAACGAGGGCGAGCGGCAGTCTGAGCTTCGGCAGGAACTCAAGCGCGTCGGCATCGAGATCGAGGCGGCGCATATCCGAGCACTGAACGCGCAACGTGAGGCACTGATCGATGCCGAGCTTGCGCGGTATATGCGCCTCAAGCAGGACGACGACGACCTTGAAACCATCCTGCTGATTGCGGCAGCACTTTAATAGATTCACCAACGTCGGGAGACGTAGGGTTTTCCCTTCGGGGCAGTTACGAGTGCTGATCACTCGGTGACATCTGTCGGGAGACATCATGTCGGAAGAAAGTGTAGTCACAGTAGATAGCGTTGCGCCGCCTGCTGCACGTTATGAATTACCAGAGGCACTACCCGCTGCGAGCGACCCCGCTCAAGACACTGCCGATTCAGCCTCGGCACCCGAAAAGCCTGACGGGGAAATCAAGCAAGCAGAACCTGCGCCGACCGAGGAACCGAAACCGGGACAGTCCCGCTTCGACCGCAAGTTGGCACGGGCGTATCGAGAACGAGCGGAAGCGCAAGGCCGAGCGGCATTCCTTGAGCAGCAGGTGGAGTCTATGAGACCGAAGGAGGTCGCCCCAACACCGGGCGCACCTAGGTTGGAGGACTTCTCTGACATCAATGAATACGCAAAGGCAGTCTCGGCAAACGATCAGAAGAACTTGCGAGCGCAGTGGGAGCAGGGTCAGCAGCAGCAGTCGGCGCAAGCCGCGCAGCAGCACCTGACTCAAGGATGGGAAGCGAAGGTCACGCGAGCAGAGGCGAAGTACGAGGACTTCGATGAGGTTGTCGGGGATCTCAAGCCAACGACTGCGTGGGCTATTGCCCTCATGCAAGCAGAGAACGGCGACGACATTGCCTATCACCTCGGCCTGAACGGCGCGGCGGAAGGCAGAAAAATCGCGGCGCTCGACCCACTATCTCAAGTTCGCGAGATCGGGAAACTGGAGGCGAGGTTTGCCGCTACCACCTCAACGCCCAGAGCACCATCAAGAGCACCGGCTCCTATTAAGACCGTATCCGGCACCAATGCCTCCACCGACGATGGGCCGAATGAGTCTCAGTCGATGAGGGAATGGATACGCGCTCGGAACAAGGAACTCGGAAGACGTTAACGCATTACCAACGCTGAGAAGCGTCGGACTCCTTTAAGGATTTACCGTGGCTAATTCAATACTCACGATTGACATGATCACCCGCGAATGTCTGCGGCTTGCTCATGAGAAGGCATCGTTCATCGGGACAATCAACCGTCAGTTCGATGACTCCTTCGGAAAGGAAAGCGGGAAGATCGGGGATACCCTCCGCATCCGCCTGCCTGCCCAGTACACCCGTCGTACCGGCTCCCGCGTTATGGCGGTGCAGGATGCTATCGAGCAGAAGACCGCGCTGACCGTCGCAACTCAGGACGGTGTGGATATGCGCTTCAACTCTCGCGAGCTTGCGCTCGACCTGACCAACTTCTCTAAGCAGCATCTTGAGCCTGCGATGGCAGTGATGGTCTCGGGCATCGAGGCGGACGTTCTCGCCGGTTGCACGAAGGCAGTCGCAAACACGGTCGGCACTGCTGGCACTCCTCCGACTGATCTCGCCGCAATCGGTGCGGCTCGCGCCAAACTGAATCAGGCACTTGCCCCGAAGGAAGACCGTTGCATTCAGATGGACTCGGTCACGATGGGCGGTTTGGTCAACGGTTTGAAGGGTCTGTTTCAAGACTCGCAGCAGATCAAGGAGCAGTATCGTGAGGGCATGATCGGTCGCACTACCGGAGCTGATTATTACGAGAACGAGCGTGTCTGGACGATGACCAACTCGGCAGGCACCACGCCCAACAACTGCAACCAGACCTTCGCCGACGCTTCGACCACGATCACGATCCAGTCCACCACGACGGCATATAACGCCGGTCAGGTGGTGACGGTCGCTGGCGTGTATGACTGCCATCCGGAAACGAAAGCTCCCTACGCATCGCTCAAGCAGTTTGTCGTGATCTCCGCGACTACGACGGTGCTGACGGTCTCGCCGACGATCTACATCACGGGTGCGCGGAAGAACGTCTGCACATCGACGGGTGCCGATCTGTCGGGCGCGAACTCGGGTGCGGTGACGTTGGTGGGTGCGGCCTCGACCTCCTACACGCAGAACATGATGTACACGAAGGACGCATTCACGTTCGCGACCGCTGCGCTGCCGATGATGGGCGGTTCGGTTAAGTGTGCCGTGCAGACCTATGACGGTCTGAGCATCCGGGTCTGGCAGGACGCAGACATCCGCAACGACGAACTGCTGACTCGTATCGATATGTTGTACGGGTACGCAGCGATCCGTCCCCAGTGGGCTTGCCGGATCACGAACTAAGCCTGCGTCACCAACCAACAAGGGAGCTTCGGCTCCCTTTTTATTTTCTTCAGGAGATTCATGATGGCATCAACCACTCTTCAAAACTACGAGCAACTGTCCTACGGAGGTGCTGCGTCCCAGTGGGTTGGGCAGCATCAAGCAATCATCTCCGATGCGGTTGCCACTCGCGTCCTGCTCCCAAAGGAAGCGGGTTCTCTGTGTATGTTTGACCGTGCTGCGGGTACGACCTACACGCTGCCCACGGGGGTCGCTGGGATGACGTTTGAGTTCGCGACCATCCTGTCGGTCACGTCGGTCGGCAACAAAGTCATCACCGCAGCCGCTGGGCAGTTTCTGGTCGGCGCGGTGATCACTATGACCATCGCGACTGCCTCGGGTGCTGGGTTCTCTGCGGATGGCACCACGATCCGCTCGATCAACGGCAGCGGCACGACCACTGGCGGCTTGATCGGTGATCGCTACAAGCTCGTCGCAGTATCGGCGACCCAGTGGCAGATCTCGGGAATCCTGATCGGCTCGGGCACCATCGTCACTCCCTTCGCTACGTCGTAACCCTAACTCCCGCCCCTACGGGGGCGGGTCTCGGAGGGAATGCCAATGCAGATCTATTTGACCAACCCGGTTCACGGTGCGCGTCATGCGTACTCTGAGACCGAGGCGCAACAAAACGAAAAGAACGGGTGGGTGCGCGTCCCTGAACCCACTGCCGAAGAGATCGCTGCGCTTCGCGGCTACAACACTTCTGCCGAGCCGGTTGCGACTGACCCATCGCTCGACATCACCGACACGAAGATCCGCGTGAGCTTCCGCAAGAATCCGCACAGCAATAGGGATGCGTGATGTCGGTCACCGCGACCTCGATGATCCTCCGCGCCCAGCAGTTGATTGGCGAGAAGTCGCTCGGGGCAACCCTGACAGCTAACGAGCAGACCGCTTACCTGTCGGTGCTTATTGCGATGCTGGAGTCGTGGTCGAACGACCGTCTGAGCGTCCCTGCAATCACGCAAGAGAGTTTCCCTCTCGTCGCCAACACTGTGAGCTACACCATCGGTGCGGCGGGAGTGTTCGCCACATCCCGACCGCAGGACATCATTCAAGCTTTTGTTCGGGACGCGAACAGCTACGACGTGCCGGTCAACATCATCCAACGCGAGGCATACGACGCGCTGCGGGTGAAGAACGTCGGCACCACCTACCCGAGCTACCTCTTCTACGACAACACCAACGCAGCGGCGCTCGGCACGATCTACGTCTACCCGGCACCGGCATCGGGCCTGACACTCTTCATCGACCAGCAGAAACTGCTACAGACGTTCGTCACGATCAATGACGTGCTGACGTTGCCGCCCGGTTATCAACGCGCCATCGAGTCGAACCTCGCTATCGAGCTAGCGGCGGGGCAGACCCCGGTCTCGCCCGAGTTGGCGAAGATCGCGAAAGACTCGCTCGCGGCGATCCGGAAAAACAACCTCCCAGTGGGCTACCTGCGGCTCGATCCCGGTATCGCCCGTGGCGCGTTCTCAAACATCCTCATAGGCCCATAGAAAATGGCATCCACTTCATTTGTAGATGGGGTCACCCTCGTCGTCGCAGCGTGGGCGAACGATGTCAACTCCGCGACCTACACGATCCTCGGCGACGGGACTTCGTACACCGGGGTGCTGACGCTCGCCGGGACGACGAACTCGACCTCGACCGCGACCGGGCAGGCAATCATTGCTGGCGGGGTGGGAGTAGCGAAAGCATTGTGGGTCGGCGGGTTGGCGAACATCGCGGGTGCGACGACGCTGGGCGGTGCCCTGACCTATGGCGGCATAACCCTCGCCAACAGCGTGACGGGCACCGGCTCGATGATGCTTGCTGCCTCCCCGACGACCACTGGCACCCTGACCGCTGCGGCGAT